CTGTTTTAGATACCCCCAGAAACACCTCAAACAGCCATGATTAGCCACGCAGAGGACTCAAAGGGTCTGCAAGAGCCTAAAGAGGGCTCAAATCGGCTGCAATCGGTTTTGGGTAGGGACACAGAAGGCCTTTATGGCCATACAACCCCAAGAATCCACACGCCGCTTAATGATTTGCCTTCCCGTGGGCTTGAACTAGTGGATTTGGCGTCGGAAATAGACATCGAGCTTATGCCTTGGCAAAAATTCTTCCTTGAGCATAGCCACAAGGTCTTGCCAAATGGCAGGTGGGCTAGCCCTGTGGTCGTCGGCTGTGTCGCACGTCAAAACGGCAAAAGTTTTTTGATGCAGCTTAGAATCTTGGGCGGCCTTTTCCTATGGAAAGAATCGCTGCAAATCGGTTCAGCCCACACACTATCTACATCGCTTGAGCAATTTAGGCAACTGGTATCCGTTATTGAGGGCAGCGATTATTTGGCCAAGCAGGTTAAACGTATCCGGTGGTCGCATGGATCAGAGGAAATCGAGACTTTGCATGGGACGCGGTTTATCATCAAGGCTGGTGGGTCGAGCGCACGTGGCGTAAGTAAGCCGGAAACAATCCACCTTGACGAGCTGCGCGAAATGACCGACCTAGAATCGTTTGCCAGTTTGCGTTATACCCTGATGGCCGCAAAAAATCCCATGATTATCAGCTATACCAATGCCGGAGATGCCGCAAGCATTGTGCTAAATCAATTTAGACAGCGCGCGATGCAGGCGATCGGCGGGGCAAAAGATGACATCGGTTACTTTGAGTGGTCTGCACCGACCGATGAGGTAAGCCTAGAAAATGCGGCTTATAGCAATCCGGCACTTGGCATCACTATCCATCCCGACAATATCCGCGCCGTGTTTAATGACCCGCCCGACGTAGTGCAAACGGAAGTCCTTTGCAGATGGGTACAGTCGATTCAGAGCTGCGTGGATTCTTCAAAATGGGCTGCCTGCTCCGAGCCTGATTTTGATTTAAAGGAAGATGAGTTGACGTGGCTTGGCATCGATCTAAGTCCGGACAGAAAATTTGCGGCGCTGGTTGGCGCGCAGAAGCTAGGGAACGAAACCTTTGGCGTGAAGCTACTGCACACATGGGAAAACCCGTTGCAGCTGGATGACAAGGCCATTGCAAATGACTTGGCCGTTTATGCCCGCAAGTATCCAATTGAGCATGTCCTTTACAGCCGTCGTACAAGTGGCGCGGTTGCATCCCGCCTTGCACCAGCTGGCATCCCGACCTTTGACATGGACGCGGCTTACCCACAGGCATGTGACGAAATGTTGGGTGCAATTAACAGCGGTCGTTTGCGGTACAGGCCAAACCCTGAATTGACAGCCCAAATGCTTTCAGCGGTTCAACTGCGTCGAGGCGATGGCGGTTGGGTTATTGGAAGGCGCGCGTCATCGACGGCAGTTGCAGCCAGCGTTGCCACGGCATTGGTTACACACTTTGCGACACGCCCAGAGACAGACCTAGACATCATGGTGGGGTAAGTGCTATGGCCAGCCTAAAATTACGGCATGGGTTTACTAGATTTTTTTGTGCCAAGTTACGTCACGGCTGCCGTTCCAGCTGTAACTAACGATGTTGAGGCTTCATTGCAACCCTTATATCCGGAAGCCTCACCATTTTTTGCAATAACCGGAACGACAGCTTCACGCACAGAAGCTATGACAGTGCCAACAATTGCACGATCACTTGGCATTATTCAAACCATCGCATCGCTACCTATGCACTGCCGCAATATTGCAACTGGTGAAAAGGTACAGACCCCGCGCGTTATTACGCAGCCGGATGTACGAATTGCCGGATCAGTATTTTATGCGTGGCTTATTTCAGATTTATTCTTTCATCCAACAGCCTATGCACGTGTAACAGATCGTTATGCAGACACAGGACGCATTAGATCGATGGAGCGCATCGCGCCGGAGCGTATTACATTTCAAACAAATCAAAATGGCACAGAAATCACGGCTTACCTAATCGATGGCGTTTATGTTGATTTTAACAGCCTAGTTGTATTTGCAGGCGAGTCAGAGGGCTTACTTGCACGCGCAGGCCGCACAGTTAAAGCCGCAGCAGCGCTTGAAAAGGCTGCCATGAATTTTGCAGTCGAGCCATTGCCACAAATGATTTTAAAATCAAACGGCACATCACTGCCAGCAGATCGCGTGGCAAAATTGTTATCTTCATGGCGTACAGCACGTGCAAATAAATCTACAGCGTTTTTGAACGCAGATGTAACCCTTGAGACACTTGGTTTTGACCCTAAATCTATTCAGCTAAACGAGGCGCGCAATTATGTTGCGCTAGAATTAGCGCGCGCATGTGGTTTGCCTGCGTACTTTGTCGATGCCCAGCAATCAACATTTACCTATAGCAATGCCCTTGACAAGCGACGCGATCTTGTGGACTTTGCGTTCAGAAATTACATGGCAGTACTAGAACAACGTTTAAGTTTTGCAGACTTTGTGCCAGCCGGTACAGATGTCAAGTTTGATGTAGATGATTTCCTACGTGGCAATCCATTGGAACGCGCGCAGGTTTATGAAATCCTTAATCGTATTGGCGCAATGTCAGTCGAAGAAATCCGGGAAGATGAGGACATGCTTCTATGAAAATCACAACACCTATGCTGATTACAGCTGCGGATTCAGAGTCACGCACCATCACTGGTCAGATCGTGGCATTTGACGTAGTTGCAAACGCATCAACTGGGAAGGTTTTATTTCAGTCAGGATCAATTGAGCCTGCGTCAGTAAAACTTAACCTTGAACATGATTCTGCGCGTCCTATCGGTCGCAGCATTGACATGAAGAAAAACAATTATGGCATGGAAGCCACATTTAAGATTAGCCAAACATCAGCCGGCAATGATGCACTTGTCGAAGCAATGGACGGACTACGAGACGGATTTAGCGTTGAGGCAGAAGCGACAGATTTTGCTTACAACGAAGATGGCACAATGGTCGTAAGCGCAGCGCAGCTTGTAGGCGTTGCCCTCACACACAACCCAGCGTTTGATGCAGCACGCGTCGAGCGCGTAGCGGCTACAGAAGCCGAAGAAGATTCTGCACCAACATCAGAGGATGCAGATAACCAACCAACAACAGAAGGAGACGAAGTGGATAACGCCGTCACAACCGCGGAAGCCGTAGAGTCGGTCGAAGCCGCAAAGTCAGTAACAGCAGCCGCAACAGGGGTTGCTTACACAAAGCCACGTTTTGATTTTTCAGCTCCAAAACAGCTAGAAATGACAATCAGGGCATCACTTGGATCAGATGAAGCACGTGAATATGTACGCGCGGCAGCTGATACAACAGACAACGCTGGACTTATTCCTACACGCCAGCTCACAACAGTCATCAACGGACTTGCAAATAACACAAGAAGCGCAATTGATGCGATTACTACAGGTGTCCTACCGGACGCAGGCATGTCCTTTGAAATCCCAAAGATTACAACACTGCCAACAGTTGCAGAGACAGCAGAAGCAGGCACACCATCTAACACAGATCAGGCCTCATCATTTGTCACCGTAACAGTCAAAAAGTATGCCGGACAACAGCAATTTTCTGTAGAACTCTTTGACCGCTCATCACCACTATTCATCACAGAATTGATGAACAACATGGCAGCGCAATACGCAGCTGCTACAGATAAGGCAGTGTTTACAGCACTTGCATCAGGCGCATCAGCCGACGCAACAACACTTACAACATATCCAACAGCTTCAGAATTGCTTGGATTTGTCTCACGTGGCGCAGCATCCGTTTACACAAACACACAGGGATTTGCTCGTAACATCCTTGCCAACACATCACAATGGGCAAACTTGATGACACTTAACGATTCAGGCCGCCCAATTTACATGGCCGCGCAGCCTTCAAATGCTGGCGGAGTTGTACGCCCAGATTCAATCCGCGGCAATGTCGCAGGACTTGATCTTTATGTCACAGCAAACGTTCCATCAGCCAATGACACAGACAAAGATGATTCAATGATGATCATCAATCCAACAGCGTACACATGGTACGAATCACCAACTTATCAGCTACGTGCTGATGTCATTGCATCAGGTGAAATCCTTGTAGCAATGTATGGATATGGCGCAATCGCAACCAAAATTGGTGCGGGCGCATTTGGTATCAACAAGACCTGATCCATAACCACAAACTAATCATCGGGTAGTGCGCTCCCGCGCTACCCGAGCCGAACGAAAGGTAAACTCATGCCCAGCATAGTCACAGCATCACAGTTGCGATCAGTGCTGGGCGTGAGTTCATCCTTGTACAATGACGCTTATCTAGATGAAATAATTAACACTAGCGAGGCCGTAATTTTGCCTATGTTGGTTGCAAATACATCAGCGGTTAATGCTTACAAACTAACATCAAACGTCGCTACCTATTACACAGCTCGCGGTCATTACTTTGTGACTGGACAATCAGTTGTCGTGGCTGGCTTACCTGCGCCATTTAGCGCAACAGTCACAGTTGTGGATACAAATTCAACACTTGATGCCTCACTTGGCAATTTTTACTTCACAGCTGCAATTACAAACGCAGATGTGACCTTGCGCCCTATCGTGCCAACAGGCACAGCGACGCTTTCAGGATATTCTGCCGCACAAATTTATGCAGGCAACGACGCAATTGAGTCAGCAATTTTGGCAGTAAGCGTTGAGGTATTTCAGTCACGCGTAGCAGCCGGTGGACAAATTGAGGGCGTGGACTTTACAGCTACGCCTTACCGAATGGGTCGAAGCTTGACCAACCGCGTATCAACTTTACTTATGCCGTATCTTGACGTTGAGACAGTGTGCCAGTAAATGCCAGCATCCACTATTTTAAGTCAGGTACGGACACCGCTGGCCACTGCCTTAGCATCGGTCGCAGGCAACGTGTACAGCTACGTACCCGAAACAATTATCCCGCCTGCCGTGGTTGTCGTACCGGATACGCCTTATCTTGAGCTTGAAACAATTAACAAAAGCACATTGCACACCAAAATTAATTTTACTATTTCAGTCGCGGTTGCGTATAACAGCAACCCAGCATCGCTTGACAATATCGAGCAGCTAATCATGAGTGTGCTGGCAGTAATCCCAGTTGGGTACGTTGTCAGCGTGGTCGAAAGACCAACAGTCACACAAGTTGGAGCATCGACTCTGCTAATCGCTGATGTTCGAGTTTCTACCTACTACACACAAACAACATAAGGAGACATCATGGCAACAACAGTAATCACCGGCCGCGATATTTCTTTGTCCTTTACTGGTGGAACGGACATCGAAGCACAGGCCACAAACGCGGTACTTACAAAAGTATTGGATCGTCAGACCTATCAGACACTAGATGGCGAGGCGTACAAGACCACCAACGTCACAGCTACTTTCCAACTAGACATGCTTGCAGACTGGGGCAAAACCTCATCAGTATGTGAGGCTATTTGGACAGCTTGCGACAGCGCACCGGATACAGATATTACAGTCACTTTAGTATCTGCAACAGGCGCATCATTTTCATTTCCTATCAAGCCGTCCTACCCAACAGTGGGTGGATCAGGTATGGATGCACAGACAGTCTCATTTACCTTCCTTGTGTCAAATGGCGCAGTCACAGAGACTTTTAGCTAAAAACAAACGACGGGAGCAAACAGATGCAACAGCAAATAACAATTAAATACAATGACGGAGCGGAAGCAACCTACATGGTGCGCCCACCTGATTACGCCCGCTGGGAGATGACCACCAAAAAGGTCATTTCCCAGTTTGGCGGCATGTGGGACATTTTGTTTGTTGCACACCTAGCCATGAAGCGAGACGCAGGCAGTAAGCCAACCAAGCCATTTGATGCTTGGATGGAATCAGTTGCAGACGTCGAAGTTGGTGAAGGCGACCCAAAAGTCATGAGCGGGGAAGTGTCAGCCGACTAATCGTTGAGCTGGCAAT